CCGAAAAGTTGAAAGTCGCTGATCTCCAGTCTGCTCTGGAGGAGATCAGGTTCGTCATGGGCCAGCGAGCCGTTTGGTCGGCAGAGTCGATCCTCAACAACATCGAGGAGATCCTTGGCCGACATAAGGCGAATTAGGTGGGCTCGGCGCTGCTGTGCTTTCACGGGCACGGCCGCGGGTGCCGCTGCGAGGCATGCCAGGGGTACGGCTGCTGGGGCCAGGGGGTCTACTACACGACCCGCCAGGTGGCCGACGCGCTGCGCCTGAACCCGTCGACGATCGTGCGCTGGTGCCAGTCCGGCTATCTGCCCGCGCTGCTGCTCGGCGGCCGCTACCGCATCGATGTGCACGAGCTCGAGGCGTGGCTCGCCGCCCGGCGCAATGTTTCACGGGGGATGTTTCACGCGTGCTAGCATCGCGGCCGTGCCGGTGGTGCGATTCCCTGGCGACAAGAACGGGCTGCTCAGCGACCCGGCGCTCGACCCGAACGTGCGCCTCAAACTGGTGCTCGAGCACCTCAAGCGACTGCGCACCGAGTGGGAGGACGCCTGCCAGGCGTGCGACGCGCTCGAGGAGTCCGAGGTCTCACGCACCGACATCCACCGCGCGCGCAACGAGGTGCGCGCCGCGTACGCCCGCTGGGACGAGGTCTCGGCGCAGGCTGACGCACTCGCCAGGGACCTGCGCCGCGCCGCGCCGGACGCCAACCGCTACGAGCAGCTGTACCGCCTGACGCTGGCCGAGCTCAAGGAGCAGTTCGACGGCGGGCCGCAGTACGACCTGCTGTGCGAGCGCGCCGCGGCGCTGACCGCGCGGCTGCGGCGCATGGAGGACTCCGCTCGCGAGTTCCCGGCCGCCGACCACGCCCGCCTCAACCAACAGCTGCTTAGCTATATCAACCAGCTGCAGAAGTACACCGAGGCGATGAAGAGCGAGACGCTGTCGCGCGAGGCGCAGGGTGTCGCCGAGCAGATCCTGATGATCGTCGAGAAGTCACTCGCGACGACCTATCCCGAGCTCTGGCACAGCGTGATGCGCGACGTCCGTCAGGCGCTCGAGTCCGCGGCATAACGAGGTAGCCCGCCGTGACGATGCCCGTCACCCAGCCGAGCACCTACGACACGATCACCTACACCGGCGTCGTCGGCCCGACTGGGCCCACTGGTCCGCAAGGCGCCGCCGGCCCAACCGGTCCGGCTGGGCCGGCGGGCCCTAGCGGCTCACAGGGCCTCACTGGCGCGCAGGGCCCGGCCGGTCCGGTTGGCGCGGATGGCCCAGCCGGTCCGCAAGGCTCAGCCGGTCCTGGCGGACCAGCTGGTGCGCAGGGCCCCATCGGTCCGGCCGGCGTGCCTGGTCCGTCCGGACCGATGGGCGGCGCCGGTCCGCAAGGACCCCAGGGTCCGGCTGGCCCAGAGGGCCCCGCGGGACTCGGGCTGAACATCAAGGGCACCGTCCCCACCCAGTCGGCGCTGCCGGCCACCGGCAACGCCCTGAACGACGCGTACACCACTGTCGACACCGGCCACCTGTACGCGTGGAACGGCAGCGCGTGGATCGATAGTGGCCTGGTACGCGGCCCGGCCGGCCCCAACGGACCCCAGGGCCCGGCCGGCGCACAGGGTCCCAGCGGGCCGCAGGGGCCGCAGGGTCAGCCCGGCGCACAGGGCGCCGTCGGGCCGCAAGGGCCAGCTGGCGCGCAGGGCCCACCCGGGGTGCAGGGGCCACGCGGGCCGCAGGGGCCGCCCGGCGATCCGTTCGGCACGCCCGTGCTGGCGATCGGCGCGATCGTGCACTGGCGCCCGGCGCACGCCACCTACGACCGCTACGGCTTCTGCAAGCCGGCTGTCGTGCTGTTCGTGCCCAACGAGCCGAACAACCTGCTGTCGCTGCACGTGCTCGGCAGCCTGGGCGGCGTGGACCCGTTCATGGATCAAGTGCCCACTGGCAGTGAAGCAGGTCAGTGGCACTTTATTGGCGATTGTCCCTACAGCTTCAGCACCCCGGCAGTCGAGCGGTACACCCACCCACTGCCCAATGGCTACATCACCCGGGAGGCCGTCAGTGTCTGAACGTCGCAGCAAAGAAGATCCCGCGCCCGAGCCGGATCCCGAACCCGAAGCGGAGCCGATCCCCGAGCCAGTGCCCGAGCCAGCGCCTGTGCCAGCCGCGCAGAACCTCGAGTTCGAGCGACTGCCGCACGAGACCGACGCCGAGTTCCTGGCGCGCACCGCGCACATGGTGCCCGACTCGCAGAGCCCGTCCGACATCGTGCCGAATCGCCCCAACGTGACCATGGGCGCCCCGCCCGTGGCGGTGCCCGCAGAAGAAGAAGAGGAGGACGCGCCAGCATGAGCCCGATCGTGATGGGGCCGCCCGCGTTCGCGACCATCAGCAACGTCGCGCCCATCCCGCTCAGCCCGATCGGCCAGCGCATCAACGTGTACTTCGACACCGACCAGGTGTGCCTGACCGAGGTGGACTGGTACAGCCCCGACGACGCCACCATCGCCCCGGGCTCGGTGGTCGAGGCCGGCCCGAACGCCAAGGGCCACTCGCCGGTCATCGATCTGGGTGCGCCGCATCCCGGCAAGCACCTGGTGTTCACCATCAAGCTGGCCGCGACGGATAGCTCGGGGCTAGCGCTGCGACCGTATGTCGGCAGCACCGATCTGCCCGGCACACGCTGGCCGGCGCCCATCGCGGGCAAGTCCGTGCCCGTGCGCTTCTACACCTTCGGCGACGGCACGCGACCAGCTGGCGGCGGCGGCGTCGGCAACTGGTCGTCGTACACCTGGGCTCAGTACAACCCCAAGGGCACCTGATGCCGCTCACCGCCGCGCAGAGTCAGTTCTTCCTGTACGGCTGGCACAGCTACCCGTGGGCCCTCAACCCGCGTCCCCTGAGCGCGACGCTGACCGCCACGCCAACCGCCATCCCGCAGGGCGCCTCGGTGGTGGTCACGCTGCCGGCGGGTTCGCAGGCAGGCAAGGTCGTCGCCATGGCCGGGCAACGCTCGGGCGCTCCCGACAAGCGCTCGCCCAGTGCGCAGGTGGCTGGCGGCGGCAACGTCACGCTGCGCATCGGCGGCCTGCAGACGGGCAAGACGTACTACGTGCGCGGCGAGGTGGTGTACGTGGATGGCACACAGGCGTTGACCGCGGTCGAGACCACGGTGGTGCCCGCGTGAGCGACGAAGACAACGCGGCCATCACCACCCTGCAGACGCAGCAGATGTACCTGACCCGCGCCATGAAGGCCGCCGCCGAGGGGCGCTGGCAGGGTGAGGACTCGGTCGAGGCGTGGCTGTACGCCATCGATCCCTCGCTCCAGGGCCAGGTTGTGACGAACCCGCCCAGCTATGCATGACTGTCTCGCCTGAGATCCAACAACTGCAGGACCAGCAGAGCCTGCTCACTCAAAGCCTTCGGGCGATGCTCGAGGGACAGTGGTGCGGCGCGCCGCCGTCAACCCAGGCATTCGTGTCTGCGCTCGACCCGAGCCTTCAGTGTGGTTGCGCCGCACCTGTGCTGTCCTCCGACGCGCCGCCCGCGCCGCCCGACTATCTGATCACCTACAACCCCGAGACGGAGCAGCCGTCGCAGCTGTACGAATGGACGTGCTCCGCGTGCAGTCTGGACTGGCTCAAGCGCGCGCTGGGGCTCGTGGTCGCAAGCGACATCTACGCCAGCCGCGAGCAGACCACGAGCGAGATTGGTTACACCGAGCACATCAACGCCACCTACGGCCTGATGGACGGCTCCGGCGCGCAGCTGCAGCGCGTGCTGCGCGACATCTACGGCCAGAACTCCGGCCAGGGCTGGCTGAGCTACGACCAGGCCTGGGCGATCTACGCGCAGACGCCCGGCTGCATGAGCGGCGGCGCCTGGTACCACTGGGTGGGCGTCCGCGGCACCAGCGGCGGCGACCTGGCCATTGCCAATTCGGCACCGGGCTATGGTTCGGTCTGGGACATCCTGACCAGGGCCGACTTCAATCGCCTGGGCCCGTTCTCGTGCGTGTGGACGACCGCGTGAGCCAGTGCGGCGCCCCGAGTACCCGCAGGCGGACCCGCCTGACCCCGTCACCTGTCTGCTGTACGTGCTGGTCGTTGTGTTCTTGCTGGGCTCCGTCGCGGTCATTCTGTACAAGGCGCTCTTCGAGCCGCGCGGGTGAGCGCTGATGCCAGGCCCAGGCACGTCGAAAAAGTTCCCGCACGGCAAGAGCGTCAAGAACCCGGCCACGTACGAATCGTTGAAGGCTTCGGGCATGGGCAAATCGCAGGCCGCGGCGATCTCCAACGCGGCATTCAACAAGAGCGGCAAGAGAGGAGTGCACCGTGGCAAAAAAGGGAAGTAAGGGCGGCAGCGGCGGCCGCTGCATACCCAAGGGCAACTCGTCGCATGGCACGCCGGCGTCGAAGCGCACGGACAAGTACTAACTGCTGGCACTGCCTGCGCTGCTGGCACTTCTACATCTTCTGGACCTGGCAGGAGGAGGACTAATGGCCAAGAAAGCCAAGAACGCGGGCCTGGCCGCCCTCATGGCCGGCGGTGGTGGTGGCGGCGGCGGGGGCATGGGCATGCCGGCCATACCCGGTATGCGCAAGCCGACACGCGGCGCGCTGGGTGGCGCCGCCCCGGTCGGCGCGCGCACGCGCATGCCGCCGACGATTGCAGCAGCGGGTGGGCGCGGCGGCAAGCGCACGGCCAAGCCAACCACCAAACGAAAGGTGAGCAAGAAGTAATGCCCAACATCAAACGCAGCGGGACCTCGAGCGGCGGGCGCAAGGGCAAGCCCGGCACCTCGAACACCAAGGCCAAGTCGAAGGGCGCGGCGCGCTCGATCAAGCTGGGCGCGGGGCACGGCGGCAAGAACTGCTAGATGGCCCGCGCGCGCATCAAGCAGGGCGAGCGCCCGAAGGGCAAGGGCACCAGCCACGACGTGAAGCCCAACGTCGGGGGTGAGAAGTTCACCCGCGCGCGGCCGCACAAGCTCGACCGCAAGGCCCGCTCCCGCTGATGGCGCGCCGCGAGCCCGTCCTCGAGCCACCCGTCAGCGACCTGGCCGGCCTGGACTTCACGCGCCTGACGCAGAACCCCGGCGACCACTGGTTGCAGCACTGGGAGGACCGCGCCGCGGCGCGCCTGGTGCCGTTTCAGCCGATCACGCCCGAGGAGCGCCTCGAGGCCTTCCGGCGTCTGAACTTCCGCCCGCACGGGCTGTTCGTGCCGGACGATGAGGACGCCGCGCGCGAGCTCTTGAAGCGGGTGCGCTGGGTGGGCGATATCGGCGAGCCGGATCGGCGGCTGCGCGAGTACCACGGGCTGCAGGACGAAACCGAGATGTGGGAGGCGACCGGCGTCGAAGGGCGCTGGACGGGTCAGCAGGCGCTGGCGCGCTCGCACGCGCGCTTCCGCATCGCGGCCTGGGGGCGGCGCGGCGGCAAGACCACCGAGGCGGCCATGGAGGCGATCGGCGTCGCGACGATGCGCCCGCGCTCGTGGATCTGGCTGGCAGCGCCGACCATGAAGCTGGTCTCGCGCGCCTTCGACAAGGTCATGGAGTCGGTCAAGGACCTCGGGCTGCGCACCACCGTGCTGCGCGACACGCTGCAGGAAAAGCTGTGCGTGCTCGAGAACGGCGCCAGGCTGGAGGGCATCTCGCTCGAGAACATCTGGTCAGCGGCGGGTGCGGCGATCGACCTGGCCATCATCGATGAAGCCGCGCAGATCTATCCAGAGGCGTGGGCGCGCGCCATTCTGCCACCACTGACGGATCGTAATGGTCAGGCGTTGCTCATCTCGTCCTGGGAGGGGGAGGGCGACTTCTTCCACCAGAAGGCGCTCGATGCCCGTGCCGACATGGTCGCGCATGGTGGCGAAGCCGCGTGGGAGCTTTTCCAGGACGCGAGCTACGACATCAACTTCTACGCCTTCCCGCAGGGCCGCGAGACCCCCGCGCTCCAGCAGGCAGCCAAGGAGATGGAGGCGTACGAGTTCCTCGAGCAGTTCGGCGGCATCCCGGCGAGTGCGCGGGAGCGTGTCTTCCCCGAGTTCAAAGAGCGTGTGCACGTCACCGACGTCGAGTACAACCCCGACCTGCCGGTCATCCTAGCCGTGGATCCGTCGGGTGGCTCCAACCCGTACGCCATCCTGGCCATTCAGGAATACACCGACATGACGGTCATCTTCGACGAGGTGTACGAGACGCACCGCTCGACCGAGGAGGTGGCCGAGATCCTGTGCTCGCGGCCGTGGATCAGCGCCTCGCGCACCTCGGCTGAACACGACCTGCTGCCGCAGTGGGAGCTCAGCGGCATCAGCGACATGATCGTCGACTCGGCGCAGCCCGAGGAGATGCGCCGCTGGCAGCGCATGGGCTTCCCGGCATACATCATCGA